CAAGAGCCCTCGAACGTCTTGATCGAAAGAGTGAGCAATCGTTTAGACCAGCACTCGATGTGAAAGTTCAAGCTATTCCCGAACCGGGAAAGTTTCGAATTATCACTAAAGGTGATGGTTATCTTTACACTGCTCTTCAACCCGTACAAGGATTAATGTTGGATGCCTGGAAAAATTCTGGCTATTCAACTATGCGGGCTGAGGATCTGACTGAACGTGTTTGTCAGATCGACGAAATTCTTCCTGAATTTCCATATTGGTGTTCTGTTGATTATGAAGCAGCTACTGATCTACTTTCGTCAGAGGCTACGATGAGCATGCTAACTCATTTGAAGCATCTACCTATGTATGATCTTATAGTTAAGTCATTATCAATGGGCGGGCGGGTTTATTATCCACCATTCGATTCCGATGAAGAACAAGTTTCTTTCTTCGAGAAAAATAAATTTTTGAATGCGGGCAATTATCCGAAGGATAAAGTTGTTATCCAATTGACTGGTCAGCTTATGGGTCATCCCTTGAGTTTTCCTCTCCTTTGTGCTATCAATTTAGCAGTTTACCATGCGTCTGTTCGACGCTGGTGTGGTGATCCCTTTCTCTCTAAATTAGAGTTCAAGAGACGTAAGGCACTACGTAGAATTATGTGGCGTAGTGTGATTGTGAATGGCGATGATATGCTGTTCAAATGCACAAAAGAATTTTATGCCATATTTGTTGAAGTTTCGTCTTCCGTGGGTTTTAAGATGAGTCAAGGAAAGCAATATATGTCCCCTGATTGTTGTATGATTAATTCTCAGATCTTTCGTCGTGTTGAAAACAAGATGAAAAGGTTTGGGTATTTAAATCTGAAAATAGTTAAAGGTGTTAATATTAAATCCGGTGACTCTCTTGCTCAGCCTAATCAAATTGGCGTTGAGGTTAACAAGATGGTGCGTTTGTGTCCTTGGACACAATGTACTATTCCTGCGATATTTCAACGTTGGTCTCATTATCGCTATGGTCGATACGTATCCCCTAATTGGTTTGTTCCTGTCCACCTCGGTGGTTTTGGAGTAGACCCTATTCATGCTTCTAAGGATCTTCGCATTACTCGTACTCAACGTAAGTTGGCTGCGGCTTTTGTTAGTGATCCTAAGCTTGCTCTTATTTCTAAGAGTGGGAGTGGTGCGATTCAATCAAAAACGTTTTTGAAGGTACTCAACAAGTCTACACTGCGATGGAGAATGGTTCCAGGTGATTATGTTCCTGAAAGTTCTGAGTCTTCTGAATTAGTTGACGACTGGTTAACACGTTTCGCTATGGCGATTCGTGCAACCCAGGAGTTACTTGGTTCTGAAGGCCCTAGTTACTATGCTCGACAATTTCCCCTGGCTTCCCTTGGTCTACCTCCTCTTTCTTTGGAAGAGATGGATCAATGGAAGGTCGCTCAGGTCTTTGCGACTAAAGCCCCTCCTTGCCCCCCGTTAAGCATCTTGCGATTACCCTTTGGTCTTAAATCTGAATTATATGATTAGATCAAAGGCTCTGCCTTAGGAATTGGCATAAATCTTCCCATTGGGTTTCATCGAGTAATAGCCCAAAACGGTGTTGTCTCTTCTGGTTTACAGTTAGTTGATAGCTTAATACTTCCGTGCTAAACAAAATGCCGAGAGACTTCACGGCGCTCCTTCTTTTATTGTTTACGATTTTCTATTATTGTTCAAGTAGGGTGGAATTTCCACCTAAAACCGTTTGAATTCGGTCTTGAAATTATCTGTTACTTAACGCTTTTGTTAAGCAGAGTAAGAACGTCTATTGTACTCATTACTGGAGTTTTGATGAGATGTAAAGTCCCCTTATGGTATTGGGGCATCCAATATGAATACCTTTTACAATGATTTTTGTAATCGCAAAGCGTTGGACATGCTTAATGTCCAGAAATTCGGATTGTCACTTAGTTTTGCAAACTTAGTTGACAAATCTCCCAAATTGTGTTTCGGTGTGTTGTTATTTCTTATTTTATCTCTTCTTATTACTGTAGAGAAGAATCCCGGACCTCGTTCTGGAAAGTCCCTTGCCCGAAAGGCTCGGAATTTAAAGAATGAGGCTCGTGAGATGAAGATTCTTCATTCTCGTCGGTCCCAGCCTGTTTTAGAACTTACTAATGAGTATGTTAAATCACTGGTTGATCCTTTTGAGAATGTCGGTTGTTATCTGGGATTCGGGTGCATGGTTCCTACCTCTTTGGTGACCGCTTATGTCCGTGGGACTGTCGCAGCAAATGCTGACGGTTCTTTGGCGTTAGCGGCCTTACCTGGGGTTGGGAATGGAATGTTGATTGGCAATGGTGGGTTGGCGGTGTCGTTTACGACTTCTGCTGACACACAAGCCTATTACAATAAAACTGCAATTCAGGCTTCGTATGAAACTGCTCGAGTTATCTCGATTGGTCTTCGTGCTTTCCCTTCAATTGCGGCAACTTCTGCACCTGGCATTTGTTATACGGGGGCTCTTCCTCAGGTTAATTTTACTGATCTGACTTTGTTTACTCCTACTGACCTTGGTACGTTAATTGATTCCCATATGGGAATTGGTACTTCCGGTGGTTCTTCTACTGGTAGGCCGATTGATCCTAGCTCCTTCGTTTTCGCGGAGCAGGTTATCGGTACGGACATTGGTTATAATAATGCCGTGTGGACCGCTCAGGCGATCCCTTTCTCTATACCTTACGTTGCTTTTACCGGTTTGCCAGCTTCTGCTGTTGTGTCTTATGAAGTTGTCCTCAATCTTGAGGCTACTCCTATCATGCAACATGCTGCTGGTACTAGTGCAATAACCGGAGCTTCTGTTCAGGAAGCCACCTTAGCCACTGAGTGGCCAACGGTTGATCGAATGTGGAGTAAACTTTCAAAGTTTCTTCCTCCTTCGGGCCGTGAGGGTTCCTGGATGGCTGCTTCCGATTCTACTGCCCTTACTGTTAGGGCTAAGTCCGCAGTTCCTAAGTCTGGATCGTTTAATTTCGGTCAGGCTATGGAAATGGGGGCTAAAGCTCTCAACTATGGTGGGCAGTTGGCAAGGTTTTTGAAATATTAGAGATTTATTATGTTATTCTAGCCACGAAACACATTGCAGAATGTGAAACATAGCAACCACAATATTCTTTGGTGGTTCGCGGGGCCTTCCTCACTTTAAGAAGC